CCTTGCCACGGTGCAGGCCCGCGAAGCCTTGACCGCTTATGACAGCGGCGAAGTGGTCACGATGGCTGTAGTGGATGGGTGTGACCGTTTCATCCCGGTGCTGGAACGGTTCATCGCGATCTATGCGCCTGGTGCTGCCGCATGAACCGCCCAGTGTGTTGGGATGCACGGTTCAAAGACCTGCCGTTGCTTACCCGGAAGCCCGCGCCGATGGATGACGAAGCCATCCGATTCCACAGCGACATCCAATATATGAATCTGCTCCTTGATGACATCGCGAAGCTCACCGGATGCGGAGTGTCGCAGCAGCATCCCACCTTTGAGTGGGTGGGATTGCACGACGAACTTGTTCACGCCGGTAAGGAGATGGCCAACATCGGTCAGTGCTTGGACGCTGTTAACGCCTGGGCTGCGATGAGCATTGCGGGGTGGCGGCGATGACTCTTCTACCGGTTCACCGCAAAGCCATCCACCAGGCCGACGTGCAATATCGGCAATTGGATTCAGACCGCTTCAACGCCCATACAGAGGTTCACCGTTTAACCAAGGCCGGGGTTTCGGCTGAGGCCATCGGTGGATTGCTGAACCTGTCCGAACGCCAGGTGCAACGCATCAGGGTCAGTCAACCGCCGCCTCAACGGTTCTACGAGTTCGACAACTCTGAGGAACGGATGTGCGAACTTGATCGCACCGTCGATGCGGTCATTGAACTGGCGTGCAAACTGCGCGACCAAGACCCGCAACTGGTGTTCAAGTCCCTTGATCTGCTTGATGAGGAATCGTTGCGCGAACTCACGATGGTGGCGTTGGCAGGCATCCCGGTCGATATGACAGCCAATGATTTGTTTGGGTGGTGCCAGCCATGAACCGAATCCGTATCGGCTTGGCGCTGACGTTCATCATCGGTTCCCTTTACGCCGCCTTCGGCCTGTTTGAGTCTTTGACGAAGTTTTCGGTGGGCATCATCGTGTCCTGTCTAGCGGTGATCGGGTTCGGGCTACTTGATCACCTTGAAGCCGAACACGACAACCGCATCATCCGCGAACGCCAAGAAGTCTGGGCTCGGCGGGATAACCGGTGATGGCCGGCTCATTGGATGACCGCGCCGCCTTGGTATTGACACCAGCGGACTATGACTTCGCCATCATCGGATCACTTATCCCTGGCAAGTCAACTCTGTATCGCAACCCGCTTGTCCACCCGACTGAAGTGGCTTCGGCATTGCGGCGCATCGCTGACTCATTCGACGGCAACAACGAAGGGAATAGCCGTGAATCAAATCAATGACAGCCGCCTAGTCCAGATGATCGGACTGATAAAAGACGCCCAGAAGATCGGGCTTGAACTAGCCCAAGAGACCGGGCACCTACCCGTTGTCAATAAAGAGTTGATCACCGCTGTCGGCCATCTCGTCGCGGCGCATGTCGGCGTGAAGGACATCACGAAGTGGCCGGTGCAACTGTGAACCGGTGGCAGGAGGACGTTGAAGCCGGGGCGATAGGGGAGGAGTGCGGCAAGCACGCATCCCTCGGATCCCGGTGTGTGAAGCCAGCAGGCCACCACGATCCGCACCGTTCTGCTCATGGCTGGCAGTGGACAGATGATTCTGATCGCAAAGCCGCAGCCTTCATCGCAAAAGAGATGGAAGGCAGGCGGGACTAATGGCAATTGATTTGAGTTCCTACAACACCGTTGCGGAACGCATCGCGGAGTTCGCCGCCAAATACCCGGACGGTTCGTTGCAGTGTGAGTGGCAGATGCTTCTGGTGCCCACCCTAATCAAGAACCCTGACGGCACTTGGGAGCCACAAGACCGCCCCATCATCGTGGCAAAAGCGTTCGCCTACCGAAACCCGGACGATCCGCGCCCCGGTGTGGGCCACGCCCAGGAGCCGATCCCCGGAAAAACCCCGTACACGAAGGACTCGGAGATACAGAACGCGGAAACCTCCGCGTGGGGCCGCGCCATCGTTGCGGTACTTGCCGCCGACACCCGCAAAGGTGTGGCTTCCCGCGACGAAGTGCAATCACGAAGGGGGGAAAACTGATGACCGCTGTACTGACAGACGCTTCAAGTTCTGGCCGACGCAATATCGGCATTGACGTTTACACGGAATCCCGCAACCGGATTGCCTGGGTGTTCAACAACTTTGAACGCGTCTATCTCAGCTTCTCGGGCGGCAAAGATTCCGGAGTCTTGTTAAACCTTGTCCTCCAGCACATGGAAGAAGCGGGAGAAACCCGGAAGCTCGGCATCCAGATACTGGATAACGAAGCCAACTACGAGCAGTCCCTTGAGTTCATGCACCGCATGATGCGCGAACACGGAGACAAACTAGATATCCACTGGTGCTGTATGCCCATCACCCTGCCCTGCACAGTCTCAAGCTATGCCGTTGATTGGCAGTGCTGGGGAGAGCACGACAAGGATCGTTGGGTTCGCCCAATGCCAACCGACCCGTACATCGTCAACATCGACAACCATCAGTTCGATTTCTTCCGCGAAAACATGAACTACGACGAGTTCTGGGATGGATTCGCAGAGTGGTACTCGCAAGGAAAAACCTGCGCCAACCTGATCGGAATCCGCACCGCTGAAAGCCTCAACCGTTTCCGGGCCATCATGAACGAACGCAAAGAAACCCTCGGCGGCAAGATGTGGACGAAGAAAAACACCGCCCACACCTACAACGTGTACCCCATCTATGACTGGCGAACCGAAGACGTATGGACGGCCAACGCCAGATTTGACTGGGACTACAACAAGCTCTACGACACCTTCTGGAAAGCCGGCATCCCGGTAAGCAAGATGCGGGTGGCGTCACCGTTCATGTCCGAAAGCAAAAGTTCCCTCGGCCTGTATCGCGTCATCGACCCCCACACCTGGGCCAAGCTATGCGCCCGCGTGCAGGGAGCTAACTTCGTCGCCCACTACGGAAAGCAGTTGTCGTACCGCAGCTTCACCCTGCCCGAAGGCCACACCTGGAAGAGCTTCACAAAGTTCCTTCTCGATACGTTGCCCGAAGAAGTGGCCGCAAATTTTAAACTGCGCTTCATCCAATCCATCCGCTACTGGGCACGGGTGGGGCGCGGATTGCCCGAAGAAATCATCACCGACCTAGACCGCGTGGGTATCCCCTACAAGATCAACGGAACGACACCGCACGGCGGCAACCAACTACGTCGAATAGCCATCTGCCGGCCACCCGATCACCTAGATCAGTTGCACGCCCACCCCGGCATGGTCACCAGTTGGAAACGGTTCGCCATCACGATTCTGAAAAACGATCACACCTGTAAATATCTCGGCCTAGCACCGACCCAGGAACAGCAGGCTCGTCAGAAGCAAATCCAAAACAAGTACCGATCACTCAACGAGATGAAAGGCACACAACATGAAGGTAATTAAAGGCGGCGACCTGGCCGATGGCCGCGTCATGGAGTTCACCCCCGGAGGATTCTTCAGCCACCGATTCCTCCTTGAGGAGGACGGCATGGGATACACAGTCACCCGCACAGTAATCCCACCAAAAGGGCCACAGCGATGGCAGTACCCACACCACCTTGAAGCCTGCTATTGCGTGGCCGGTAAGGGCGAATTGGTTGACCTGGCTACAGGGGAACGCCACATCATTGAACCGGACACCTTGTATGCCCTAGACAAGAATGATTCCCACACCTTTGAGGCCATCGACGGCCCAGTAACCCTGATCTGTGTATTCTCGCCGGCCCTTCGTGGCGATGAAGCCCATAAAGACGGCCACAGCTACGGCGACGGATACCGCTCCCCTGTCTACAACGTCCGTTCAGTGCCCATCGACAAAGTAACCGCCAACGATTACAACCCCAATAGCGTGGCACCACCCGAAATGGAACTACTGGAAACCTCCATCTGGGAGGACGGCTATACCCAGCCTGTTGTCACGGTGTATGACCGGGAAGCAGACCAGTACATCGTGGTTGATGGTTTCCACCGATTCCTGACGCTCAAAAACTCGCAAAGGATTCTGGAGCGGGAGGGCGGGATGCTGCCCGTTGTCGTGCTGGACAAAGAGATATCCGACCGCATGGCATCAACCATCCGACATAACCGCGCTCGCGGTAGCCACAACATTGAACTGATGTCCCAGATCGTGTCCGAACTCGTTGAGATGGGCAAAGGTGACCGCTGGATTTGTGAACACATCGGCATGAGCCCAGACGAACTACTCCGCATGAAACAGATCACCGGACTGGCAAGCCTGTTCACCAACCGTGACTTCTCGGAAGCGTGGGAGCCAGAATATGAAGGATGAATTGCTGCGACTTCCGCAGGTTTACCACCCCGTACAACAGTGGGAAGAGATAGCCCACAACATGTGGGGCAAGGTCACCGACCGCAACGCCTACACCCAGCGGGCTATTCAGTTCACCGGCAACCACCTTGAGTACGGGCTCTACATGCTCCGGGTCTGCGATGAGTGGCCGATCAGCACTGAGAACGCATTCACCGATCCGCATCTCAATCACCGCGCATGGCTTGGGCACGCAGCGTGCGCCCTGGCATTCAACTGTCCCGAAGATATCGTCCGACAAGCATGGAGCTATCTGACCGATGAGCAAAAACTATTGGCAAATAAAGAAGCAAGCAGAGCAATTGCCGGCTGGCGTCGGGCCTACATCAAGGATAGAGGCTTACGTCACGACGTGGCAGCAGAGATGCTACCGGGATTCGATACCTGACGATCTGCCTGACGGCCTGTTGTTCTCGGGCCGCGCCCCGTCATGGAAAGCCATTGCTATATGCCTGCTGAACAACGATTTCCGGCTCCACAAACTTGGCTACACGACCACACCGGGCGAGTGGGCTCAGGCTGCAATTGATCTAGCGGTGACCAAGAGCCGCGAACCCGAACAGCCATCACTGTTTGATCAGGTGACGTGATGACAGAGATCACGCCCAATCAGGTGGTGACTGGGTTGATGGAGTTGGCCCGCGAGTTGGCGCGGCTTTCCTCTGACCTTGATCGCATTGAGGTTGAGGCGGTGAACCGGCGCGAGGACTACACGCTGGCGCTGTCTCGGGCGTTCCTGATCGCTGAAGGCGCAATGGAGTTGCGTAAACATGAGGCCATCGTCCGAACCTCACCGGAGCGTTTAGCAGCGGAGACCGCTGAAGCGTTGGTGCGGGGCCGTAAACGCCAACTGGACTCGCTAAAGGTTCGGGTCGATGTGGGTAGGTCTGCTGCGGCTGCTGTCCGGGCTGAGATGGATCTGGAGCGTGTCCGGTGACCGCTAAAGAAAGCACCGAAGACAAGCAGCACTGGTGTGACGCCGCTGAAGCAGACGAACGGGCTTTCGCCGTGAACAGGCTGTTCCAACTTGGACTGTCTGGGTCAGTGAACGTGGAGAAACGAAGCAACCCGTACACCCATGACCTGTTTGTGCAGTGGCCGTCCGATCTGAAGAACATTCGCACCCCACTGTTCAAAGCCCAGGAGCTTTACGGCATTGACCCGCAATACGCGGTCACCTTCAACGTGAAGGACGGAGAACGGTATCGCAGCCTGTATCCGAACATTGTGGTGATCTTCGACGTGAAATGGGAAGAGTTGTCGCGGGAGATCGGCGGCACCCTCTACCAAGTAGAACCGATGCATGTCACCTACGCCGGCCTGCTCGATGACATCTCTAATGCGGTGAAGGCTGGCGGTAGTAAGCGCATCGAGTACCAGAAACGGGTGGATGACACTTTAGGGAACGCTAAAGCGTCCTGGGTGTTTGATGTGCGCCTACTGCAACGCCTGGGCGACACCTTATGAGCCCAATCCCGAAGGCCCAGCGTGAACTGCTGCGGCTGCGCTCACTAGGTGTATGCGAGTTGTGCGGTGCTGCTAGGGCCACGAACTTCCATCACCGTAAGAACCGAAGTCAGGGCGGCGGCAACGAACTATCTAATGCCATGCATTTGTGCGGCTCAGGAACCACTGGCTGCCACGGCATGGTCACCGAACACCCACTTGATGCGTTCGACAACGGCTGGTCAGTCAGATCGTTCGCAGACCCGGCAGAAACCTTGGTCAAACGCCAAGGCACATGGGTGCTCATTGATGACCTCGGGTACGTCACACCAGTGGAGGAGACCAAATGGCTGGGATGAAGTGGATCAGAATCGACACCCAAATGTTCGAGAATCCGAAGCTTTTATACCTAAAAGAGGACAGAAAGTACCGCGCAATCGTCATTCATTTGGAAGGAATGGCGTACTCCGGGCGTCATGCACTGGCCGGCTTTATCCCTAAAGCTGCCCTCCGAATCATGGGTGCAACAGCCACCGATGCGAAGCATCTCGTAGAGGCCGGTCTATGGCATCCGGCACCTGGCGGCTGGCAGATACATGACTGGGCCGATCACCAAATGTCTGCCGATGACATGGAGAAACGCAGCGAACGGGCACAGAAAGCGGCTGCCGCGAGGTGGGGCCACAACGATCCACGCCACAGCGGGAACGTGGTGAATCTTGAACGCTGACGCACTGCCCCAAGCAATGCCACAAGCAATGCATCAAGCATTGCCACAAGCAATGCATGTCGGCGATGCAGACAAGACAAGACAAGACGAGACAACTTAGACAAGAACTACTCACCTTAAAAACTCTTTAACTAAACGTAAGTAAGCGCACGCGAAGGGAAACCCGATGATCGACAGGTTCGGTGAACAGATCGAAGAACTGCCGGCAGAGATCGAAGGCCAAGACGAGGAACCCGAAGGCCCACCGGATGAGTACATGACGGCTCACTGCGAACGCTGCGATGACAGCGGGATGATGCTCAATGGCCTGTATCGCTGCGATCACGTCGATTACGGGGCCATAGCGAAACGCCACCGCGCCGCCATCAAGGACGCCCTGAAGAAAAACACCACCGCGTGATCACCGTGCTTGTACCCGAATGGATGGCCGATGCGCTGTGCGCCCAGGTGGACAACGAACTCTTCTTCCCTGAGAAGGGCGCATCAAGCAGGGAAGCCCGAAAGGTTTGCTCGTCGTGTTTAGTGCGAAAAGAGTGCCTGGAGTTCTCGGTGAACACAGGTCAACGCTTCGGTGTGTGGGGCGGGATTTCCGAACGGGAACGCCGAAAGATGAAGAGGATCGCATGAAGTGGCTCCTCGATGAATCGGATGATCGTGTCCAGGCCGCTCTGGGTTGGACATGCGATCTGTGCAACGCCCGAATCAAACACCTCTGCACCAACACCATCACCCCGGACGTTCCACTGCCCGGCAGGTTGGTGCATTACGCCCGTCTAGTTGACCGCAGGAGCGCCAAATGATGTGGATCGGGATAGTCGCCCTAGTGCTGGCGGGAATGATCATCCACACGGCGGTGTGGCGCTAATGGCTGATGGCAATATCGTCGCTGCTTCAGACAAGCTCTCCAAAGCGGTGGATCGGCTATGCCAACCCCGCATGGCCGTCTACCACGACACCACCCGCTACGCACTAAGCCTGTACAGGCAGCTTGAGCAAGACCTAGCCGGCACCCAAGGAGACACCAGAACACCCGCCAAGTCCCTGCCACCTCTATGGATCGACGCCGCGCAACTACGCATCGACATGGAATCCAAAACCCGCCAATGGTGCAGGAAGGAACGCGGCATCCCCGCCCGACTCGGCCACCTCGCGGCATCGTCATGGAGACCACAGGACACCAACCACGTCACCGACATCGCAGACACTGTGAACGGCTGGTGCGAAACCATCCTCCACCTACTCGATCCCGAATCGGTCAAACACATCAGCGCACCCTGCCCATCGTGTGGCCGCGAATGGGTGTATCGCCGCGACTCAGCCGGGGAAACCGTCAGACAACCATCCCTGAAGGTGGTCACCAACATCGGCGCTATGTGCCAGCACTGCGAAGCCACATGGTCTCCTGACCGCTACTTGTTCCTCTGCCGACTACTTGGCTTTGCCCTACCTGAAGGAGTTTTGGAATGACTGATCTACGCACGCGCATTGCTAAAGCTATTTGTGGATCGACATCAGCCGGTAGGACATTTCCTTGGGCAACGCTAAACGAACGCGAGAGAGATGCTTGGGGCAGCATGGCTGATGCGGTAATCCGCGAACTAGGTCTGTACCGCGAAAGCAATGAGTCTCGCACCGTGACCAACAAGCAAGGCGCGAGGTACCGAATTGAAGGTGGCTACCGCTACGTCACCGAATGGAGCAGTAAGTGACCAAGTTTCAACCCGGGCAGGACTGCCTCATCGACTTTGATGGCGTGGAAGTCACCGCTGAAGTGATCCGGCAATCCAACGGCTGGGTGATGGCTATCGCCGCCATAGACAGTGACCAGGACTGGGGATCAATCGGGCCACGCCTAGACCCACACTCCACCATCTGCGTACCCGAAAACCGTGTAAGAACAGCCGAAACAACCACCGAATGACAACGGTGTAATTTGTGTGCTACATTTAACACGCGCTACAAGTGCGCCTACACCCCGGTTCCTCCACCCTCTGGAGCCGGGGTTCAGCTTTTCTAGGGCATTCCCCATGACAACCGTTGACATGACGAAACCCGAAAACCGTGTCGTGATCGCACTGGCCCACGCACGCAGACACAAGCACCACCCGGACTGCCGATGCCGCAGATACCAGGGCTACTGCACCCCTAGCCACAAGATGTGGTGCCTAGCCGTCGATAGGGAACTGTCCACCATCCATCAGGAGAGGCAGACATGATGCAGAGCTTCACGCTCATGCTGTCTAGCGCAACACTCCTAACCTGCGGCTTCACACTCTGGGTTGCCGCCTACACGCTCCAAACAATCGGAAGGCTCAGCATGTCCACCCAAGAATCCATTGATGCCGTTGTCGCCCAACTCGGCAAGGCCAAAGACGAAGTGGTTGCCAAGATCGCTGATGTCCAGGCCCAGCTTGATGCAGCGAACGTGCCGGCAGAGGTAGTCAACCTCGATGCACTCAACGCCGCAGCCCAGGCATTGGATGACATCGTGCCTGACGCCGATCTCAGCACCACCGATCCGGCTGCCTAACCAACTCAATGCCCACCAAGCAGCGAAGCAACCCTGACCACGCTAAGCTGCGGGGCCGATCATGGCGCGTACTGAAGGACGAGTTCCGTAAGCGATGCGCCGACGCCAACCTTCGATGCTGGCTCTGCGATCAACAGATCAACTATCAAGCGAACTTCAAAGAGCCCACCTCGTTTGAGGCTGACCACGCCAAGCCGATCAGCACCCATCCGCACCTAGCTCTGTCGATGGGGAACCTGCGGCCTTCGCATCAATCGTGCAATCGCGGGCGCGGAAATCGTCCCGTCGATGGCGCGTGGATCAAAGCCGATTGGTAGCTCGGGCAACACCGTTTGCTGCCCATTTGCTGCGGAGTTAGCTGGCCTTTGCTGCTGGACGAGAGTTTGCTGGGCAGCAATGCCAGCAACACCTCTCTGACCAGGGGTAATGGGGTAAATATCGCTCTGACCAGCACAAACAGGAATCCCCCCTATCGCTTGTGATTCTCGCAGCGAACATTCGACTTCCACATTAGCCGCCACAATGTTTGCTGGGGTAGGGCCAAAGTTTGCTGGCAGCTAATCCTAGGAGGTGAATCATTATGGCCGGTGAACACGGCTCTCGTACCAGATACAACGGCGGTTGCCGTTGCGATTTGTGCAAACAGGCAAGCCGGGACTATGACAAGATTCGCCGCCAGAAGATGCTTGCCAGCAAACATTCCCCGGCTACGGTGACTCGTTTGCCATCGCAGCAGGTAGAGCGGCCAATTGACGAGATGGGGCCAGTTGAGGCCGGCGTGATGGCGCAGATCAACGCCTTATCGACGGCGGCGAACCGTCCTGGCCTGGTTGCTATCGCCCAGAAGCTGTCTAAGGATTTGGATAATCCGCTGACGGTGGCGCAACACGCCAGCATCAGCAAGCAGCTTCGGGAAACGATGGCTGACCTGGGTAAAGGCTCGGACTCTAAGACCGGGAAATTGGCTGCTGTGCGCCAGATGACCCGCCAGCATGAGGCTGCGGGTTGATTCTCGGGGTTGAGCAGCCACGGGTGTTCACCCCGCCGAAGCGGGAGTTGACCCCGGAGACCAGCCACGGCTTTGCGGCGATTGCTTTCGCTGAAGAGATCCTTGGGATCAAGTTGTTCCCGTGGCAGCGTTGGCTGCTCATTCACGCTTTAGAGCTTGAGGAACAGACTCTAGAGGAGATCGCTTCTAACGCTCAACCCAGGTACCGGTACAGGTACTGTGTGGTCACCGTTGCCAGACAATCCGGCAAAACCATGTTGATGCTGGTCTTGGCCCTGTGGCATGTTTATGCACTTGATTCGCCCACGGTGATTGGTACGGCCCAGGATTTAGCCACCGCTGAAAAAGCGTGGGGTGAAGCTGTTGAGTGGGCGCAGTCCATTGAAGAGCTTGAGGAACTGATTGAGAAGGTTTCCCTCGGGCATCCGAAGGTGATGCGGCTGCTGTCGGGTTCCCAATATCGTGTCGCGGCGGCTTCCCGTAAAGGTGGCCGTGGCTTCAGCGGCGATTTAGTGCTGCTTGATGAGCTTCGTGAGCATCAATCGTGGGATTCGTGGTCTGCGGTGACAAACACGATGAATGCGCGTCCTAAAGCGCAGGCGTGGGCGTTTTCCAATGCCGGCGATGCGTTGAGTGTGGTGTTGCGTTATTTGCGTGCCCAGGCTCACCGCGAGTTGGGTTGGCCTGACGGTGATGCCGACGCCGACATTTTGGAAGAACTTGACGAGGACATGGCCGAATATTTGGCCGACACCCCGGATGAGCAGGTTTTGGGTTGGTTTGAGTGGTCTGCTGACCCGGACGCGAAGCGCACTGATCGTCAGGCTTGGGCGCAAGCCAATCCCAGCATGAATCATCTTGACGTGGCCGAAAATTGTGTCACTGAGCGTGCTCTTGCTGCGGCGATGCGAACGAACCCGCCTCACCAGTTTGAAATTGAGGTTTTGTGCCGCTGGTTGTCGATGTCGGAGGCTGGGCCTTTCCCCGAAGGATCGTGGCGCGAAACTTTCGACAATGATGCTGTTCCGGCACCCGATAGCGCACGGTTTGTGTGTTTGGCGATGAGTTGGAACCGCACCCGCTGTTACATCGCCCGCGCCGCTAAGGATGCTGATGGTGTCCCGGTGGTGGGTATTGCCGCCGACAGGAACGGCACCGAATGGGTGATCCCGTGGCTGATCGAGAATCGGGAAACCTACACCGGGATTGTTATCCAATCCAACGGCGCACCGGAAACCTCGTTGATTGATGACATCAACAATGCGTTGTTGCCATCGGGTGGGCCGGCCAATATCACGATTGTGCCGTGGGCTGGGCCTGATCTGGGTTCGGCGACCGGGTTGATGTTTGACCGCCTGGAGCGGCGCAGCATCAAACACCTTGCCCATCCAGGTTTGGATGCTGCGGCTACCTCGGCGGCGGTGAAGGTGTTCAGCCAAGGGGCATGGGTTATTGATCTGGCTGCGAGCCCAACGGACGCAGCACCATTGAAGGCCGCTATCGGCGCGGTGTGGGCAGCGGAAACCACTGCACCGCAGCGCCGGTCAGCCTACGAATCCAAGGAACTCCTTGTTGTGTAGGCACTGGGTAGGCAAATAGCTACAAACCCTCTTGGGATATCAGTGCTGCGAACTACTGGTCGATCCCATAAGACGAGCGTTTCAACATCACCACCGCAATGCAGGTGTGCATTACAAAACTCGATCCAATCATCGGTGTTAACCAGGAACCGCTCAGTTCCTCGCGCAACTGAAACCTCAGGCCCCAAAAGCCGCCGCGTGGCATCAACCCATGCACTCATGTCCATGACTCAAATATACACGCTGAACTGGGGAAACTAATTGTTCAATCGCAATCGGCCCACCATGCTCAACCGCGCCATCTTGGTCAACCTGACCTCAGGAAACGCGATTTCTGGCGTGTGTACATATGAGGGGCGCGAAGCTCTTGTGCTGCGCGGCGTCACCGTCCATGAGATCGACTCCGAAGCGGCAGCCGCCGATGGCGAAATCCTTATCGACCGTATCAATGTTGATTTCATCCAACTTCTCTGAAAGCAGGTGCTAGATGGCGTTTGTCGCTAGCGCCGGTTCGGTGCAAAAACTATCGCAGCGCAATAACCGATTCACGCCGCCTTCGCGGATCATGCTGTCGGACACTTATGCCGCTGACTATTCTGAGATTTACCGCACCCAGGAATCGGTGCAGACCGTGATCTCATTCTTGGCCCGTAACGTGGCCCAGCTCGGGCTGCCGCTGTATGAGCGGATCGGTGATGTTAACCGCCAGCGGATGCAGGAACATCCGTTAGCGAAGTTGCTTCGCAAACCGAACCCGTACACCACCCGGTACAGGTTCTTCAGGGATTTGATCACTGACTTCTCGATCTACAACAACGCTTACTGGTTGAAGACAGTGGACAAAGGCGTTCAAGCCCTGCAACGGCTTGATCCGACGATGGTTCGCCCTTCGGGTAAGAACTGGATGACTCCCACGGAGTTTGAGGTTCGCGGAAACCAGGGTATTCAGATTTTCCCGCGTGAGCAGATGGTGTACTTCCGGGGCTACGGAGTCCACTTCGATGAAGGTGTGTCTCCGCTGGAATCGCTGCGCCGCACGTTGCGGGAAGAGTTTTCCAGCGGTGAGATGCGCGAGCAGATCATGAAGAACGGTGCTCGGATGAGTGGCTATCTTCTGCGCCCGAAGGACGCCCCGGACTGGTCTGATGGCGCTAGGGATCGTTTCAAAAGGTCATGGCAGGCCCAGTATTCGGGCACCGGGCCTGGTGCCGGCGGGACACCGATCCTTGAGGACGGGATGACGTTCACCCCGGTGTCGCAGACCGCCAAGGATTTGCAATACATCGAAGGCCGCAAGCTGACCCGCGAGGAAGTCGCCGCCGCCTACCATGTCCCGCCGCCGATGGTGGGAATCCTTGACCACGCCACGTTCAGCAATATCACTGAGCAACACAAAATGCTTTACCAAGACTGCTTGGCCCCGATGCTCTGCATGATCGAGGAAGAGATTGAACTTCAACTCCTCCCCGATTTTGAACCCGCACCTGACCGCTTCTACCTTGAGTTCAACCTTCGCGAAAAGCTGACGGGTTCCTTTGAGGAACGCGCCGACTCCATCATGAAGAGCGTCGGCGGGCCGACAATGACCATCAACGAAGCCCGGGCTTTGGACAACCGTCCACCTGTTGAGGGCGGCGATGTGTTGATCAGACCGCTGAACGTCACCCAGGCCGGTGACCAGAACCCGATCCCGGCGGCACCGCCGGCAGAGCAACCCACCGAATGATCACAGTTGTCCTTGGCCCGCCCTGCGGCGGCAAATCAACGTATGTCGCCGACAACGCTAAGCCGGGTGACGTGATCATCGACTATGACGTGATCGCCCAGGCGTTCGGATCACCGACACCGCACGATGCGCCGAAGGCCATTCAGCAAGTGACGTTTCCCGCTAGGACATCGGCGATCAACCAAGTGATCAACGGACTGGATGCTGATTCGTGGATCATCCACACCAGCCCGCCCGCCGAACAGCTTGACCGTTACAAAAAGGCTGGGGCGGTCATCAAAATTATTGACCCAGGCAAAGAAGCGTGCCTGGAGCGTGCCGCTGCTGAGAGCAGACCGGAGCGCACAGTAGCGGCGATTGAACGCTGGTACTCAACTGCGGAGAACGCAAAATCATCGAGGAGCACAATGCTGACCAAAGACGTAGCCACCATCGAGGTGAAAGCAGGGCCGGTTGACGGCCTGACCGAAGGACAGTTCACCGCCTACGCCAGCGTGTTCGGGAACGTCGATTCCTACGGCGACATCGTTACCAAAGGTGCCTTCGCCAACGATCTTGCCCGCTGGGAGAAGTCCGGGTCGGTCATTCCACTGCTGTTCGGGCACAACATGAGCGATCCCGATTTCAACATCGGCCATGTGGTGAAGGCCGAAGAGGACGAAGTTGGTTTGAAGGTCACCGCGCAACTTGACCTGGAAAACCCCAAAGCCAAACAGGTGTACCGGATGCTCAAAGGCCGGCGCATCAACCAAATGAGCTTTGCCTATGACGTGGTTGATGGCAGCACCGAAACCGTCGATGGTCAGGATGTTTACGAAATCCGCGACATGAAGCTGTATGAGGTTTCCGTGGTCACGGTGGGAGCGAATCAGGAAACCGAAGTT